TTGCACCAATACACTAGCCATAACTTCCTATCTCCTTTCCGTCAGTTTTCTTTCAGCGTGTCGATCTCAAATGTCACATAATCCAAAAGGCTTATAATGTCCGATTTCATGCACTGTTCATATGAGTTTTTCAGAAGCCGGATACATAGCTTCACAACCCTGTCCGTGTTCTCCCGGCATACTTTCCAGATACTTTCCTGTGTTTCCTCTTCGGTATAGTCGTTTTCTTCGTCGTATTCGTCGAACAGCGACTTTTCCTTCTCCACCCGCTCCGGATGTTCCGGATTCAGGTTCAGAAACTTCGGCGTTATGACCTCTTGCATAAGAAAATGAATTTGCTTTGCTGCTGCCGTAACGTCTTCCACTTCCGCCTGTTCTACTTTTCGTGAACTGATGCCAAACACTTCAGACAGGATCTGCACATTCGCTTCAAAAGCGTCCTGCGCGGATCCACTTTCGTTCCGCTCCATGATCTCCGTATAACGTCTGTACATTTTCACTGAAATCGCCGTGCAGACATGTTCTTCACTTCCGCACGGCAAGATCAGTTCGGGCATTACTTGCCACTTGTAAAATTTTCTCTGAACTTCTCCACTTTTTCGTCCACTTTTCCGCCGACGCTCACATCCATCAAAACAAATTCCATGATGATGTCTTCCGGCGTCAAATCGTTCGCCATGTCTTCCACAGTGAACTGATTCCCGTACAATTCCACAATCACGTCCATCATTTCGACGAACTGATCGTATGTGTACAGTTTCTTGTTTTCCTCCGTCTGCATGATTTCATCACGCAACTTGATATACTTCATGTACGTCAAAGTGTTCATTTTCTGCGGCATTGTGTATTCTTTTCCGCTGATAATGATTGATCTTCTTTTTGCTTTAGCTGCTGCCATTGTTTCGCCCTCCTGATTGTTTGCTTACTCTGTGCCTTCCGGATATTCCTGAACTTCTGCGAACCAGTTCTTGATCGCTGCGGCTGCTTCCGTGTACGAAGCAATCAGATTGCTTTCGTCAACGCTGCAATGATAACGACCGTCAATCTGACGTTCGTAGAAGTCGCCCTTCAGCGTCGCCGTCTGCGTCGTTGTGGATTCTCCCTTCGTTTCATAGTTGTCTTCCAGCCCCTGATCGAAGCGTCCGGCGTATAACCACACAAATTCATACTTCCCATTCAGCTTCTTCGCGCGATACCCCATCGCCATTTCCGGCGGCGTGTCGTCCTTGCTTTTAATCAGATAGCCCTTGTCGTACAGATGTCCGAATGCCTTCGCTTTGTCCTGCGGCGCAAGGCTGTTTACTTCAAGTTCAACTTCCGTCCCCTGGTAGGACATGTTCACATCTTCCACAGTGTCGTCGCTGTAAATCTTTTCAGCTGTGAACTTATCGTTGATTTTTCCTTTGATCGCCCGCGCCAGCTTTGTCGGCGTCTCTGCTGCGTACTCTGTTTCTGTGTTCGCCGTGACCTTTGCCACATGAATGTCACGGAAAGACACGGTTCTGCTGCGAACAATCTTTTCCGCTCCTGCTGTTTCCGACATTTCTTATTCCTCCTTTTCTTCCGCTTCCCAGATCATCAGGAAGCGCATTGCATTCATAAAGACGCCCGTATCCGGTTCTGCCTGATCGTTCCCTTCTGTGTAGGAAAATCCGTGCGCCTTCATCAGTTTCTTAATCCGCTTCACAAGATCCTGCTGATCCTCATTCGACCACACATTCACTTGTATCGTTGCGCCTTCAACGTCGCATTCATCGTCTGAATGCCCCGCTTCGTAGTCCCTCAATTTCCACAGCGTCACATGAAGCTGCTTCAAACTTCTGTCGTACCAACCCTGTTGGACGATGATTCCATCGTCTGAAATCGGCTTCAGGGCTTCCGCTGCCATCGAAATCACGTCCATACATCATCCCCCTAACTTTTCATTTAGTGCCTTCTGGTACTCTTCTTCTGCAAATCTCCGGTAATCTGCTTCGGATTCCACTTTTGTGTTCTGGATGAAATCACGCGGCGGCATTTTTGAAGTACCCCATTCCACGAATTTCATATAAAACCAGTTTTCAGCGTCCCCGTTTAGCTTCCAGCCGACTTCCCCTTTCTTTGTCGTTGCCTTCTTCGGTATGTTGTCCCGCGCATGTCCCGGCGGGCGATACCCGAATTTCCCCGACTTTGAATTGTCGGCAGAACGCGGCATATGTGCTTTCATGCGCGGTTCCGTGACGTCTGCGCTTCGCTGGAAGATCCGCTTGTTGATCTGCCCGATCTCTGCGTCCGACGATAACGCGTCTACTGCCTGCTGCACTTCTTCCAGACCCTCAAACGTGAATGATATTTCCATTCATTTATCAGTCCTTCCTGTTTGCTTTCAGCTGCACGTACTGACGTTCATTCCGGCGGAAATCTGACGCGTAAATGTCATACATTTCGCCTTCAAACTCCACGACATAATCTTTCAAATGCTGCTGCATTTCCTTGATCTTCCGGCAATACCGCACTTCAAAGACGATCGTGTTTTCCAGCCGGATGTCCAGTGCTTCATACAGTTCCTGTCCGTACAGATTCCCGATTTCGCACCATGTTTCATAGTGCAGCGTCGGTTCTGTTTCCTTCTGCCGCCCGGATTGCAGCACATAGTTCTTTTTGAATATCCTGATCCTTCCTGCTGCCATCCTCCTACCTCAACATTTCCTTCAATAACATTGACTGCACTGTGTATCGGATCCGTTCCGTTGAATCACTTGACACTTTCCCGTTGTTATACGTCCTGTCACGCTTGTCATACAGTTCTTTCACATACGAACAGATCAACAGCTTCTGTCTGTTCGTCGGATTCTCCGGATCGAACTTCGGGATCAGTTCCTGCATTTCGTCCACAACTGCGTCAATCATCAGTTTGATCAAGCTGTCGTCGTCCGTGTAGTCAACGCGGATATACTGCTTAATTTCTTCCAAACTCATGCAAGCCATGTCTTACCCCTCCTTTCAGAAGCTGCCTGATACCTTATCCCGCTACCGCTACCGTGATAATTCCTTTTACGACTGCGGCTTCGTCCACTGCCTGAACGTCAAATCTGTCTCTGACCTTGATTCCGGTCAGATCCTTCGCCCACAGATCGCCCGCTTCCGTAGACAGTTCCACCGTGATCTTCTCCCGGTCAAACAGTGTGATCGCTTCTTTCAGATCGCCCATGAATACCGGATATTTGTACCCTGTTACCGTGTCTTTATCTTCCCCGGTTCCGCCCTTCAGCACGTTTTCGCTTTTCAGTGTCTTATTGCTTACGACGTGGATCGGATAACGACCGAACAGAAGCATTTTTGTCTTGTCGGTCACGTCCGGCTGCATGATATAGTTACCGTCCCTATCTTTCAGCTTATCCAGATAATTAAAGCCGTCCTGATTCGTCAAAACGATCGACGTCGGCGCGATGGAAGCGTCCAGTGTCACATTGAAAACGTCTTTGAAGTCGTCGAAGGAAGCGACTGCGATTTCCTTTCCGCCTGTGATTTCATTCAGCTTCTTCAAGATCGCGGCGTTTCTTGTGGCGCGGCTCTTCTTTGCGATCCACTTATTCAGGTACGCCAGAATGTTCTCTGCTGTGTCCTGAAGCAGTTCACGCGTTGTCTTTAAGATTCCGCCCTTCTTTCCGACTTTGTACTTGATCTGCTTGAATTTCGGCGTTGATTCCTCCGGGAACTCTTCGCCCTCATCCACGTCTTCCCACGGCGTACTGTCCGCGTCAATTTCGATCACGCGGGATCCGGACAGTGTGTTGACAGGTTCCCTGTTGACGTACAGTTCCAGATCGTTTTCTGTCCGGCGCAGTTCCTGGATGTCCGTGTTGATGTCCTGCGGGACAGTGAATCCCCCGTCAGATTCTCCGCTTTCATCCGGATCCGCTTCAGTCATCATGTCCAGAATCTTCTGATCCTCTTCCGGAAGTTCCTTTCTTCTAAGTCCACAGACGATTCTGTTCACAAATGCCTTTGCAACCTGTTTCTTGCTGTACTTCTTTCCTTCCCTGTCGGCTCCGTCGATGTTCTTTGTTCTTCCGTGTCTGATAGAATCGCGGATTCCGTCTTCTTCGTCGTCCTCCATTTCCAACAGGATGTCGAACTGCGCCTGCAAGTCCTTTAATTCTGCGAACTTGTCCTGCATGTCCTTTGTTTTGCCCTGCGCCTGCAAGCTGCGGATCTCGTTTTTCTTGTCGTTGATCCGCTTCAGTAATGCCCTTGCTTCTTTGCTCATTGTGCTTTCCTCCTTAAATTCCAAAAAGTTCCAGTTCTGCGATCATTGCGTCTTCGATCGCCTTTGTTTCCTGTGCTTCCACGTCTTCGACGCTCTGCGTTTCCATTCCTTTCGGCTTATGTTTATAGCTGTCCGCCATCCAGCCCACGCAAGCCGCCATCACAGGGCGTTCTTCCACTGCAATGTCAAAGATTTCCGCCGCTTCTTCCGCATTCAGCCACGTTTCCGCGTTGATCTTTTCCGTGATGTCTTCTTCTGTGACGCCTTCTTTCACATTCTGCATATAGATTTCCGTTATGCTGCCCTGTGCTTTGTCCAGTCTTTCAATCAGATCCCGGAAGTCGTCAGCGTTTCCATACGCGAACGCCGTTGAAGGCTTATGGATCATAAGCTGCGCCCCGGACGACATCACAATTTCATCGCAAGCCATCAGGATCACAGACGCAATCGACGCGGCGATCCCGTCCACAATGCCCTTCTTGTGTCCTGTGTGCCTTGACAAAATGCTATGAATAGCGATTCCCGCAAACACATCCCCGCCGCCGCTGTTGATGTATACCGTCAGTTCTGCGTCTGCTTCGATCTGGTTCATAAAATCCGCGATGTCCTGCGGACATACATCTTCCGCGCACCATGCGTCCCATGTGGACGACACAATGTCCCCGTAGATATACAGTTCCGTTCCGCCGCCTGCTGCCGCATTCCGGATCTGCATGAACCCGACGTTTTCCAGCTTCTTCGTCTTTGGATTTCGCCGTGTGAAATTGAATTTATTCTTCATCGGTTTCCCCTCCTTCCTGCTGCGTTTCTTCATCGGTTTTTGTTTCGGCTGTTTCCTCCCGATCCTTGCCTTCCGATTCTTCCGGCGGTGTTTCCTCTTCCGGCTTTATGGACTGTGCCTTCTGCTGCACTGGATCCCTATACTGATTCCCCACTTCTTCAAGCGGGATGAAGTTTCCGTTCACGATCAGTTTGTTTCCGCCTGCTGCGTCTTTCAAATCCAGCTTCCGGCGGCATTCGTTCGGCTTCTCCACACCGTTCTGAATCGCCTGTGCGAAAATCTCCATCTGTGTCTTGCTGTCCGTCCGCAGGATCGCTTTTTCATTCAGTTTGAAATATTTCCCTTCGTCCCGTTCATCGTCCGTCAGCAGCTTATAGTTCACTTCTTCTTCGTACTGCTTCAGGACAAAAAGCATTGTGTCCACATAGAAAGACAGCTGCTGCATTTCGCTGTTACTGTACGAAGATTTTTCATAGTCGTTGATCTGGTTCGGCTTGATCCCAAACGCTGCCGCGATCTGAAGCGCAGAATACTTTTTCAGTTCGATAAACTGACTGTCTGACAGTTTGATGTCAAGCGGCGTCAGCTTCATTCCGAGCGGGATCGGAAGAATCTTTCCTGTGTTCTTCGTCCCGGCTCCATATGTTTCCATCGCTGCCGTTAGCTTTCTGACTGCTTCTTCGTTCAGATCTCCCGTATATTCCAGCACTGCCTTCGCCGTCAGTCCGTTCTGATACAGATTGTTCAGAAATTCCTGCGACGCTCCCGCGCCTTCTACTGTCTGACGCAGGATCGTCTGCACCGGAAGCCCCGTGATCCCATCTAAGGAATGAGAGGTTTTAAAGTGCAGCACTTCTTCCGTGCTTAAAACATATTGTTCGCCGCTATATTTGTCGTTGTACACATACCAGATCTTCCCGCGCCCTCCGAAATATCCTTGATCGTCCACGACGATCTGAACGCGGTTTGACGGCATGATCCACATATCCATGACTTTATATTCGCCGCCGTACCGTTTCCGTTTGAATCTTGACCGGACGTATACATACGCATTCCCGAAATGGTTCCGGTTCATTTCGACCGCATTCCAGAACGCCGTCGGCGTCATAAACGGGTTTGGTCTTATCTTCAGCAGCTTCGCCACTTCAGACAGTTCCGGTTCTTCGATCCCGTCTTCTGTCTTCTGGTAATACTTCCACGGCAATTTCGCCACGGTTTCCGACATCATTTTCAGACAGGTAAAGTACGTTACTTCCGAAGTCACGCTTTCTTTGTGCTTTTTTCGGATTCCTAACCACTCAAGAAATGATTCTTCTTTCATCGGCGGCGAAGTCTCCACCGTCAAATTGAGCATTTTCGCCGCCCAGTTCCTGAACCTTTGCCACATTTTCAACCTTCATCACCCCCTTTTCTGCTTTTCTGTGTATTTCTTATTCAGTTTCATCCACATTTCAAACGCTTCATTCAGATCCGGCTTCGCGTCCCCTTTCATTGCGGACGTCCAAGCGTCTATGATCGCGTAAATAATGTCAATTCGTTCCGTCTGATACTCTTTTTCGATCTTGATTTCTCCGAAGCTGTTGGATGTCGTCTTTGCGTTCGCGATCGACCATGTGATCGCGCCGTTTCCGTCATGCTCCACGTTGCCGGATTCAATTTCCAGCCGGAAGTCCACTGTCGCGTCGTTCAATGCCTTCGCCGACTGTGTGACGGATATACTGTCATATCCCAACGCTTCCAGATCTACAAGGAACGCTGACGCATTGTGCGGATCGTAACAAACCAGCTGCACATCCAGTTCGTACTGCTTCACAATCCGTTCCAGATACGCCAGAATATATTTATAATCTGTCTTGACGCCGCCCATCGTTTCCGTGACCGTGACAAGTCCTTGCCGGATCCACAGATCATAAGGAACCCGATCTGTTTTGATATGCTCTTCCACGCGCCGCTTCGGGATGAAACTGTGTGCATGGACATAATATTTTTTCGTGCCATCCTTTACGAACGGAATCACGATCGCAAGTGCTGTCAAGTCTCCGCCAGACGACAGGTCAAGCCCCACATAACACTTCTGTTTCCTGAAGTTTTCCAGTGTCTTTTCTACGGCGCAGGCGTTCCAGATTGACATATCCTTGATGTATACGTCATTCGTCCACTGAAGCCACATGTTTAACTGTTTCACGATGAAGTCACGCAGCGATGATCCGCCCATTTCCTTCGCCGTTTCTGCAATCGGAATCATGTTTTCCAGCGCGTCCCGGTCATACTGCAAGATCGGATTCGCCTTGATCCAGTTTTCCGGGATCCACATGTCGTCGTTTTCATCCATCTGTGCGATAAAAATGAACTGCGCGTCATTCTGTACAATCCCTTTCAGTACTTTCACACAGTATTCATACAGTGCGAAGCAAGGGGATTTCAGATCGAAGCCCGCTGTCGTGATAACGCTGATTAGCGCACTCTTTAGCTTCTTGATACCGCCTTCCAGCAGCTTGTACATCTGATCGTCTTTGTGTGCGTGATATTCGTCCACGATTCCCAAGTACGGGCGGAAGCCGTCAATGGATTTCGTGTCGCCGGATAACGCTTTGATCTTGCTGTGCGTATTCAGACAGTCAATCGTGCTGTTGTGTTCATGTATCGTGAAGCACTCTTCCAGATCGCTGTCTGACCGGATGAATTTCACAATTTCATTGAAGACGATCATGGACTGATCTTTCTTTGTCGCTGTACAATAGATCTGACCGTATTTGTACCGATCGAAATTCCCATAGTACGCCGCAAGAATACCGTTCAGGAACGACTTTCCGTTCTGCCTTCCTAGCTGAATGTAGGAAGTACGGAAACGCCTGTGTTTTCCCGCCTTTGTCCTCCATCCGTTCAGGCTTCCAAGTATGAAACACTGGAACGGGAAGCACTCGACATTCTGTTCTTCTTCGCCTTCGGCAATCGTCAGCGTTTCAGCGAAGTCAATGATCCGTTCTGCCTGTTCGACATCGAAATAATATTTATAAGGCGCGGCTTTCGCCTTTTCGATGTCCTCCATATGCCGCTTGCAAGACAACTTTACTAATTCGCCCGCAACAATTTTTCCCGCAAGGACATCCGCTGCGTATTGTGTTGTCCTGTCCTGCATATTTATTCCGCGAACTTGCTGAACTTATTGTCCTTCGGGGCTTCCTTTGCCTTCGGGACTACAAGGCGGCAACGTGAAGATACTGTCAGCCCGAAGTCCGCCGCCCCCTGTCTGCACTGTCTAAAATATCGGTCTTGAAGCAACGCCAGACGTTCTACTTGTCCGTTTACGATCTCAATGGTTTTTTTGATCGGTTCCCCGGATTCATCCTTTTTCCCTGTGTCTTGCAGAACTTCGATCATCAACGGTTGTCTGTTGATTTCCTGCGTCACTTCTCTGTATTTGTCCTGTGCGATGATTAGCCGTGCCAGTGCGTCCACGTCCAAGTTAGAGATCAAGTCAATCGCACGTAATTCCTTCACAGTCTTCCGGAAGGCTTTCTTTTGCTGCGGCGTCAGGTATGAAGGGGCTGTAACCTTGTCAGACGGCGCATGAACTTCCGTTCTCTGTCTCTCTTCGATCTCCGCTTTCGTTAGATGTTTTTTTCCTTTCGCTTGTACCAGCTGAATCGGCTGTCGTCTTCCTGCCACTTCTCCGACCTCCTTTCCCGCTGCGTATGCCTTGCGGATTGTGTCAGATTCTGACACATGTTCGTCCTGACCGTATATTCTGAAATTCTGGTGGGGAGTTTTCTCCACGGAATAGAGGGGGCGCGACTAGGAACGGACGCCCAAAACTTTTTCATACCCCCCATGCCCTTCCCAGTGTTTCCGGATGATCGCTTCAAGCTGTGCCTGCGTCTGCTTTTTCGTTGCTTCATCCTTCCGGTATAGCGCACTTATGATCCCGTGATTCTGATTGCTAAGTGGGAACAGGTTCGATACGGTCAGGCGTAGCGACCAATCGTCTTCAACCTCAACAATATGATGTACCATGTCCGCCGTCATGATCTTCTTCTGCACATAATACGCATACAGATCTAACCCGTCATACAATGCCAGCGCATAAGCCCGCAGCCCGCGCCACTCATTCGATACATAGAACGCCGCTGTCTTTTTGTTACGTCGATACCTGTTATATTCCATGTGCCTTGACTGCTGCCCGCTGCTGCCTTCTTCACACGCTTCACATAGCTGTATACCTTGCGGGATCATCGACCCACATCTGCACCTATGCAGCAGCATTCCGACCACCTCCCAGAATTTCATATAACGCACGTACACAGACGCCTTTGAAGCGTCCATATACGGCGTGTCAGGGGCGAAAAATAGCAAAGAAAAAGCAGCTACACATTTCTGCGTAACTGCTTCCTGCAACTTTCCACGCTACAATTTTACATCGTCCATCCCACCATTAAAACCCCAACTTTTCCCCAACTTTTCCCCCGGTTCTCTTTCAAAAGTGTCCCGTTTTCCCCCGTTCTGCTACCACTTTTCAATCCCATCAACCCCGAACAGCTTTACCGACATTTTGCGGATCAGTTCTTTCGCCCATCTTGCAGGCGTGTTCTTTCCGCAGTTCTGACGTTCTGCGATCTCTTCATATGACAGTCCTTCGACATAGTGCAGCCGGAACGATTCGTATTTGTACAGCATTCCTTTTTTCTCATATTCTTCCCGCAGTTCTTCCATCGCCCTGTCTATGTTGGTTATCATCATAGCCGTTTTCAGTTTTGAACGCCTGACGCTTTCCAGATATGCGCTTTCGCCGCTCTTAAAAACTGCAAATTCCACGGAATCCATTTCTTCGCTTTCTGATACCGCGTTTTTACAGTGTCGTCGCATTTCAATGTATTGTTCCATCAGGATCCGCGTGTTATGAAGAATCTGGTTCCGCTGGATCTGCCGTTCTGTCTCCATTGCTTCCTGAATCACTTTTTTCACGAATTTTTCCTGCTGCTTGTCGAAATCCTGCTGCATACCAATTACACCACCTTTTCAGATTTTTCCTGCTGCCTGCCGTCCGCTGCTGCCGGATCAGGCTTCTTTGTCCGGTACTGCTGCCGTTTCGGACGTCGTACCATCGGGATCCCGCGCCGTCTGCGTTCATTATTGGACATTTTCGCTTTTTCCTCATAGTACCGCTTCCACAATTCCATCTTCCGGATCTGCACGTCCGTCATTCCCATTTTTTGAAATTTCCACAGCATTTCACGAACCGTTTTCATTTCATCGTTTTCCCATACCGCCCGGATCGTTTTCGCTATGCTTTCCATTTGTTCTTTCAGCCTTTCAGACATCGTTTCAAATGCCTTCGTCAGTCCTTCAGTGCTTATTCCTGTCACATCCTGCCCCGACGCCATATTTATTCCCAGAACCGTTTCTTCCTGTCCTGTCGGCTCCGTTTTTGCCGTTTCCTGCCCTTTTATATCGTCCTGTGCAGAAATATCCGCTTTTTCGTCCTGCTGCCCTTCCTGCGCCTTCTGCGCGGTCATTTCCGGCGTTTCCTGACCACTTTCTTCCCTCCTGCTGTCGCTGAATACCCCGATCAGCTTTTCCTTTGCTTTCTTTGCTATTTCTGAAATTTTCACGTCGTCACTTCCCTTCTCGCCATTTAATAAAAAGGCAATTCTTCGTCTATACCGTCCGGAATGTGCATGAAGCCGTCTTCGTCTGTCTGACACTGATTTCCGGCGTCCTGCTGCCGCGCTCCGGCTTGTTGCGTCCCGGTTCCGCCTGCTGCCGACTTACTTTCTGCGAACTCTATTTCTTCGATCACAATGTCCGTTGTATACACCTTCACACCGTCCCGGTTCGTATAGCTTCCCGTCTGGATCCGTCCGGAAAGTGTAACCCTGATACCCTGACGTAGCCACTTTTCGCACTACTGCGCCCGGTTCCCAAACGCTACGCAGCTTATGAAATCCGCTGACTGTCTTCCCTCTTGCCTTTTCTGGTTTCTATCCACCGCCAGCGTAAAACGTGCAATACACATGGATTCTTCCCCCTGTGTATATCTGACCTCCGGATCTCGCGTCAGTCTTCCCATCAAAATCGCTTTATTCATCGTGCTTCCTCCCTCTCTTTTTCAGTTCCTGAATGGTACACGCTATAACAACCGCTATCAGTAGAAAAAGCCCCACCGCTAAAAGCCCCGCAAACGCGGCGACTGCAAGCCGCAGCATAGCCCCCATAATTTCAATAGTCCATTCTGCAAATTCATACATCTTCTTTTCCTCCTTCTTCTAGCTGAAGCGAATGTCTTATGCACGTTTCGATCCGCTTCATTTCTTTTTTTTGTGCATTTCCCGATATACCGTTCCAGACGCTCGACCGCTACCGTGTGAATCTGTTCACAAAGCACTGTGTTTTCCCTTCCTGTCGCTCTGATCGTGCAATGTGTCGGAAGTCCCCGCTTCCACTGTGTCGTTATGTACACAATTTCGACTGTCCCGCTGTTTTTGTTGTTCTTGTCGTTACTGACGATTACCGCAGGTCTGTCCGAATGTTGTTCACTTCCGCACGTTCTCCCGTGTCCGTTTATATGCCATACTTCGCCACGCTTCGCCCTTCTCACTGTCTGCACTCCTTTTCATATTTCGCTTTTAGTATCTTCATGTGGGCTTCCTGAAGCTGCTTGATCCGTTCATCCTCTTTTTGCAGCTTCAGGAATGTCTTTTCCCGGCTTTTGATCTTCCTGTGCAGTTCGATCTGTTTTCTGATCTGCTGCCGCTGCTGGATCATTCGCTGCATTTTCCTATCAATGACCGCGACTGTGTAATGTGTGCCGCAGTGCGGACAATCGAAGTATTGTTCCGCTACATTGTAGCCCTCTTCGTCCTTTGCTATGATCCGGCTGAACGTCGCACCGTTCATTTCAATCGTTTTTCCGCAGTTATCGCAATATACTTCGGATCCCGCCCGGTATGCCTGCGTGTTAAAATTCTGATTCATTTCATGCCTTCCTTTCCTTCTCCATTCTTTACGCCCCGTATTGCAGGACAGGCTGTGCCGCGTCCTGTCCTGCTTCCTTTCCTGCGCCTGCTGCCGTTTCCATAGGCTCAATGTTTAATAAATGTGCCATCATGGACGCTATCGCCGTATCAAACGCCCGTTCAATCGGTTCATAGGCTTCTGCGTCCATCTGCTCCCACAGATTCGTCTGGATCACGCGGATCCCTGTCAACGCTTCCTGAATACGTTCCTGTGTCAGTAATTCTTTGACACTGTATTTCTTGCTTTCCGGTTTTTTATATGTTTCCTTTGCTTTCATCATTCTTCATCCCCCAGATCTACAAGTCCCATTGATTCCGCGTCGTATACGTCCATTACACCGATCACGGCGTAACCTTCCACAATCGCACTTGACGTTTCTGAATCGTCCGCACAGGTAACGCATACCCGCGCTTCGTCCCCGGTTGCCCTTCCATCCTTGAACGCCAGCAGCGTCAGGATGTCTTTTTCTCTGTACGGCTCTTTTTCCTGCTTCACGATCATATACGGAACCTGACCGGAAGTGATATTCTTGTACATTTCCCACGGCACGCGCATGACGCGCTTTTTTCTGCCATCTGAAGGAAGATTCTGCATAGCTTCTTCCTCTTCCCTCTCCCGCAGCTTTTTCGCCGTTTCCCGGTCAAGTCTGTCCTGTTCTTCGCTGTACCTTTGTTCTTCCGTCTTTTCCGCTTCCGCCTTGTTTATGTACCGATCGCAGCTTGTACACGTCGAAGTCTTCACGTTACATTCTGAATACCTCTTGCAGTCGTAACAAAGCGATGTAATGCCTTCCGGGTGTGCCTGCTGCCATTCTTCGCCGTCGTCCTCTTCGTCCTCCTGATCCGGTTCTTCCTCTTCGTCCGGCTCTTCCTCCTGCTGCCAGTCATATTCCCCGGATTCCGGCAAATTCATTTGTCCTTCGATCTGCTCCGCCGCTTTTGCTTCTTCCGCTGCCTTTTTCGCTTCCTTGACCTCTTTCCATGTCAGCCCGTTTTCTCTGTACCGTTCCAGCATTTCCTTCTGTACGTCCTCTGACATTCCGCTGATCTCATAAGCAGCAGAGAACGTCAGCCGTCCGCCTTTTAATTCTTCGGAAAATTCCGGGATCAGTCTTTTGTTGATACTCTCGATCTGTGCGATCTTCGTCGCCGTCGTGTTCATAATCTGCGCGATCACGTCCCGCAGACGCCCGCTGTCCAATTCGTACCCTTGCAGTGTCAGCCCGTTGTCCTTCATGTACTGAAGCGATTCCTTCAGCCGTTTTTCCTCTTCCAGAATGTCCATCACTGTCTTGTCTCTGTATGCGTTCGCAATGATGATCTGAACCGTTTCTTCGTGTTCTTCTGCTGCCGTCTTGATCTGACACGTTACGACCTCAAATTCTGAATATCCCTGTTTTACCAGAAGCGACAACGCCCGCCAGCGTCTTTCCCCGGCTATGATCTTATACTCGCCCTTTTCACATGGTTCATATGCGACTGTCAGATTTTCCAATACTCCTACCGCTAAGATCTGCCCCGCCAGCTTTTCGATGTCCGGCATGGAATAGAAATTCCTGTCGTTGCTGTACATTTTTTTGATACTTATGTCCCGTGTCCGGAAACGTGCCTTCGGCTTATCCTCTGCCGCTGCCTTACTGTTTTTATTGAGTGCGTCCATGACGCTCCATCCTGCCGCCATCTGCTTTCCCTCCTGCTTATGATTGTAATTGCTGGATCTTTACCATTTGCCACATAAAACGCCCCATCAGCTCATCCTGTTTCTTTTCCTTCTCGCTGTCACTGATTGCTTCGTCCTCTAAGTTCGTCACAATTTCGTCCAGAATGTCCGCCGCCCCTCTGAATGCGCCTGCAAGTTCTTTCATTTCCTTCATGTCGTTTCCCATTTCCTTTTCCTCCTATTCGCTTTTCAAAATAATTTCGATCTTTTTCAGCACCTTGTCTTCTGCATGTTTCAGATCTTCACAGTTTTCGCTTCTGTCTTTGTCTATATGCTTCCGGATCAGCTTTTTCAGCTTTTCTGGATCCACAATCAGTTTCAGCGTTCCCACGGCTTCGTCAAACATCTTCCGGATCTGTGCGTCCGTCGTTTTTTCCGGCGGATTGTCGATCGCTTCAATCCGGCGCAGAAATTCCTTATCGTCAAACTGAATCATGTCTGTCACTTCGTCCCGGATCTTGTTTGCTTTCTCTTCCAGTGCTGCGGCGCGTTCCTCTGCCTGCTGCCTTTCCTGCTGCATATTCCGGAAGTCTTTCAGGCTGATCGTGACTGTTCCTTCGATTTCTTTCTTCATGGCTCTTCCCTCTCTCATTCCGCATATTCTATATCATGCAGATCTTCCATCAGTTCCCGGACAACTGCCCGATAATCTTTTGTAACAACGCCGTTCTTTGAAAAAACCGGAAGTGGAAGCCGTGCCATCGTCGCCTTTTCCGCTATGATCGAACGCCGGATCGCCGTTTCAAAGCAATCCTGACCGGACGACGCTTTCAACCATTCTTCCACTTGCAGACTTGTCTGGTTCTTCTGTCTCATTGTCATTAAGACTTTCATGCGGATCCGGTCATTCAGGCTTCGCAGATCTTCCAGCTGTTCGTCCATGTTCGTTATTGCTTCCAGTTCAAACCCGCCGATCTTTACCGGGACGATTACCAGATCCGCAGCGACAAGAACATTCGTCACGGTCATGTCCATCAGAAGCCCACAGTCCACAATGCAATAATCATATGCTTCCTGCACTTCCAGCATTGCGGCGGCGAAGCGGGCGATCTGATCTTCCTTTTCGTTCAGAAGCAGATTCATGTTCGTCCGCATTAAATAGCCGTTTGCCGTTATGATGTCTATGTACTGATAATCTGTCGCTTGAATCAGATCCGCCGTCGCATATGTTCCGCCTGCTGCCCTGTGTCGCTCCAAAAGTTCCGACATCCCGATCCCTGTCGGTTCAAACCTCCCGAACAGCATGGACGCGTTACCCTGTTGATCTGCGTCCACCAATAACACGCGCTTTCTGTGTTCCTCTGCCAGAATATAGGCAAGGGACGACGCTGTGACCGTCTTCCCGACGCCGCCTTTCTGTGTCATAACTGCAATAATCTTCATTGATGTGTTTCCTCCTTCTTCCATCCGTCCTTCAAGTATAAAAGCACTTTTCCTTCTTCCTTGAATTCCCAGTCATGTATGTATTCGCCGCCTATTGCGTCAATGTATCTGTGTGCTTTCTCCTTACTGTTGCACAGCAATGTATCGTACTTCTTCATCTCTTCCTCCTATTCTTCCAATCCTTGCAGCTCTCTTTGAAAGTCCATTATGTTCCCATATACATCACAGCATTCACACGCTTCCTGATGCCCTGAATCTGGACATCCCTTGCAGCATTCTTCATGCTCCATTATTATCCTGTGCAGTTCTTCAATTCTCTCCTTGTTTTCATCCTTCAGGATAATCGTGTAGTACAGATTCATCTGTAAGTCACTGAATCTATACTCTGCAAGTTCGTGTTTCATCAATGGTTCCATCAATCCCCGTTCCTGCCATTGTTTATGACGGATTTCCGGGACTGCGCGGAACTCTTTCATCACACAGTCCCGCACAGTGTTATATACGCACGTCTTGTCCATCATCAGTGTTGACAGATACCCGACGAACACTTCTTTCCCGTCCTGCATGATCCGCAGGCGGTCAGAATTATGCAGCAGCGCAATAAAGTCTTTCACTGCCGTCATAGTTCCCTGACCTTCCCTTCCCGCAAAATACACCCGTTCCGGATCTTCATTTCATTTTCCTTCTGTCCCGTGTCGATCGGCTTCAGATTGACGTACTGCGCTATGATATTGATTGCTTCTTCTGCGCCATAGCAGACGACACAATAATTCCCGTACTTCGCAGCTTCTTTCAAAAACTCCCGCTGTGACTTTTCCAGACGCCCGGATCCGTACTTCATTTCGATATACAGTCCCGTATAGATTCCCTTCGGGACGGGAAGATGAATGTCCGGAACGCCTGCCACAACGCCCATCTGTTTCAGCTTTACCGCTTCCGCCTTGTTTCTGCTGCCCCCGTTCGGACAGTGATGAAGCAGCTTCAATTCTGGATGATGTGGGATCTGATACTGTACCCATTGGATCACATTGATCTGCTCCGTGTCTTCGCTTCTAAGCGCGTATTTCATGTTCACTTTCTTTTCCTCCCTTCATGCTTTCCGCTGCTGTTTCCGAACCCTTGCAAATGTCATAGTATTCGCACCACATACAGACGTGTCTGCAATCCCTGACTTTGAACATCCACGCAAGGCGTTCCAGTAATATTCTGATCTTCATTCCTTTTTCACTCCCTTTCTTCCTGCTGCCCCCGCAGCTTTTACTTTCCGCATTCGTGCGCGTATGTAATAACGCCCGTTGAAGTCGTTGTATCTGATTTCCTGTGATGTGAAGACGTACCCTTCCGCGCCATACCAGCGCAGCAGCTTTTCTTCCAGACAGTTATGATCTTTTATGATTTCATCGACGTCTTTCTTGCGGAACTTATAGTGATTTACGCTTTCTTTCGGCTTGCGAAGTCCTTTTGACGCAGCCCATTTCTTTTTATTCTTCGTCTTCTTCTCCTTCGTGATGTACTTTGCCATCCCGACAAGCCCGTTTTCGTCCTTCTGCAATCTCCTGACTTCATTCCGCTTTCCAAGCTTCCAGATCTCTTCCACTTCGTCCATGCTCATGTCGCCATCTAAGACAATGTGATGATGAACGCGCCCTTTCTCTCCGAACTCTGTGACATACACATACCGGGCATTCTTCAGCCCTAACTTCTTTCTTCTCCGGTTTAGCCGCTTGATGTAGTTCTGCATGTTCTTCTGTGCTTCCTCCATCGTTTCCGGCAAGTTTTCGTCTGTATATGTCAGCGTCGCCCATATGTCCCGATCCCCGAAGTTCTCAATGATTACCCGTTCACACATTTTCCGGCTGTTCTTTTCGTTCAGGTTCCATTGTGCCAGCTTCTGCTTCTTTCTCTGCGCTTCCGTCGGGATCTCTGACTGCTGCCCCTTCGTAAACTCCGGATAGATTTCTACTTCCAACTGCTCCCCTGATCGGATCTCTTTCGTTGCATAGACTGTCTTCTTGCTTTTCCCCTTCAGGATCTGTTGTGCTGTGTATTCGTCTTCCATGTCCAGCTGCTTCTGATATGCTTCTTCATAGTCATACTGAACATAGTTCGTCTTTAGCCTTCTTCCCATACTGCTACATCCTTTCCCGTCATTCCCCCTTTATCAAATATGGTTGACTTGTTACTATCCATTACAAGGGCGAATATGAAGCCTGCGCTTCGTCGTTGTTTCTTGACTTTCCGGATTATTAGCAGTAAAATAAAAACACGGTTATGTGTTTTGTACTGCTTACAGTCCAGAACCGACACGAAGCCTTCCGAAGCCCCGACAGCTTACGGAAGGCTTTTCTTTTATCCTGCTTTTCTTTCCGGTTGCACATGCCTGACGGAAATCAAACTGACGTTCGCTTCTTCCCGCCGGGAAATAATCAGCGCGATCGCTGCAAAGATCTTCTGCACGTCCGGCACGTTCTTTTTCTCTTTCATGCTCTCTTTCCCTCCTGTTCACTTTTGATCCTCTGTTCGCATATGTCACAAAATTCACTGTCAATTTCACACCCCAGATATTTTCTTCCTGCCCGGATCGCTGCAACTGCCGTCGTCCCGCTGCCGATGAATGGATCAAACACCGTCTGTCCCTCTTCCGTAAACATTTCGATCAGCTTCTGCACCAGTTCAGACGGCTTCTGCGTCGGATGATACCGCTTGTCTTTGCTGTCTGTGATGAAGCCCTGTTGTCTGAATACGATCCGCTTCACAGGCTTTTTGAATGTGGTGTATATCAGTTCTCCGTCCGCGAACGGATTCTGAAATTTGATTTCGCCTTTCTTGTCCCAGAATATCCAGCAGTTAGACGGCGGAAGCATGTCCGCGAAATAATTCGCCCCGAAAATAATCATGTTCTTTGACACGCGCTGCATTTCATCGAACACAGCTTTGTCCGGTCTTTTGCCATCCCATCCGCCCGCGTATCTCCTGTTCTTTGCGGCTCCGAAGCCGTTCGTCCCTTTATCTGCTTTCTTTCCATACGGCGGATCTGTCAGAATCAGTTCTATGCTTTTGTCCGGAAGTGTCTGCATATATTCCAGACACCCCCCCGAATGATTTTATTGACTTCCATCTTTCGCCCTTCTTTCACTTGCTTTCCAGTAATGGCTTCACGCTCTTATCCTGCATTACGCCCATCATTGCCATCATACGGAACAGATCTTCTTTTGACATCTTGCTTTCATCCGTCCCGCCGCCTTCCGTCGGTTCCGCAAAAATGCGATGTTTCTGGATGAAGGCGTCCATGAAGAAATCAACTTCTTCCTTCCACAAATCCCGGTAAAAATCATATTCGATCTGAATTTGTAACGCCTGCGCCTTTGTGCAGCTGACGCCCATTGTCGTTCTGCTGCCGCGTCCGTATTTGTAGACATACGCTTTCTGCTTATAGTCCGGCACGATCTTATAAAACAGCTGTCGAAGCAGGATCTTTTCGTATTCGTTGCGATACCGGAAGTCATGATTTTCTTCCAGTTCGTCAGACAGATCCATTTCCTGAATGTCATATTTTTTCATCAGCTGATCCAGCTTCTTCTGTGCGCCTTCCTTTTCTCCGCCGACGCCGCGTTCTGCCAATGCCCGCAGCTTTTTGATAAGTTCCAGCTTTTTCTGATCTACCATCCCGCAGCCCTCACATTCCCGGCGCACGGTATACCACAATCATCGAAGGAAACGGCGCACCGTTTTCCGCTTCCCCAAACTTCAGGCGTCCACGGATGAAACGGACTTCGGATCTGTGCTGTATGTAATCGTGAAAATACTGTGTGTCCGTCCGCGCCGGGATCAGCATGACAACGACCGTCCCTTCTTTCAGCCCTTCCGTGTAACATTTTCTTACCCACTCTTTCAGACTTCTTCCATATGGCGGATTGCAGAACACCCGCTGCCCCCCCCCAATCCATTTTTAAGCCGTCCTGTTCTTTCGTGAAATACTGTTCGCACTTGTGATTCTGATCCGTCGCACACGGATCCAGTGTGAAGCAAAATTCTTCATTCAGCTTGTCGAACAGTTCCTGCGGCGTCGCCCATTCTTCCGACGCGCTGCTGAATAATGTCTTCTGACCTTTCATTTTTCTTCCCTTTCCTGCGTTTCTCCCGGTTCCTGCTGCCTTACGCACTCTCTATATACTTCCCGGCGGTTTCCCGCCGGGATCCTGCTGATCTTATGCGCTAAACGCAGCCGCCAGCTCACGCTGCATTTGCATTCCGATCATGATTCCCTTTAACTGATTCTTTTCATCATTCGTCAGCCCCTTCAGAAGTTCGAGGTATTCCCGAACGTCTTCTGTCTGGTTCTTTTCTCTCTTCTGTGCCGCCTGTACTGCTGCCATGTGGTTCCCTCCTTTCTTGTGATTGTTCTCCCTTCGCCTTTTCGCTATAATGGATGTGCCACCAAACCAAAACAGAAAGAAGGTGAAGGGAATGAACGCTATTTCTTTTTCAGAAGCCCGCTGCGCCATACTTGACGCGTTGCGTTCTTCTGGTAAATCAGAAAGTGAAATTTCTGAACTTGCCAAAGTTCTTGATAGCGATACGGGAAAACTGATCGTTGCCGCTGTCATTGCTTCCGTCAACAAGCGTTAGTCCGAAGAAACCGCTGCGATTATTTTCCGGCGGTTTCTTTGTCGCCCCATTTCTGATCCGGTTCCCCTTCGATCGCGATTTCTTCAAGTCTTTCCGATGTCTTGTCTGTAATTTCTGTTGCTTCCTTAATCTGGTTTGGCGTTAATTTCCCGCGTATTTTTACCGTCACTTCCATTTCCTGTGAATCAGTAGCTACTGTGCGTTTTATTTCTGCTTCGCTTTGTCTGTACACAGCCCTTCCAACCTCCTTTCCTACGATTGTGTTCCCTTCGCCTTTCCGCTATAATGGATGTGCCAACAAGCTAAAATAGAAAGAAGGTGAAGGGAATGTCTGATAATGAAACATCTAGTGAAACATTATTTGTTTCCCACGGTCAGCTTGTTCATGATCTTGCGATCCTCAAAATGCAGCGCATGAACAATCTTCCGGATGATTACAGCGAACTGATTTCCTGCTATATGGAAATTGCAGCCGATATAAACGACGCCTTGAATAATCATTGATCGTTTTTCTTATTTATCGGTTGATCCATAGCTGTGGAAGCAATCAATTCTTTTGTATCATTTAGAATTTTCTCTGCGGTTCGCGGCGTCATTTCTTCCGTTCCGCAGAGAATTTCTATTATTTTTTCTTTTATCGTTATTTCTTTTTCCCTTCCATCCGCATATGGCTTGTACATTCTGTCGTCGTTGTAATGTTCACGGCTTTTATTAACTCTCTTTCTTTCCTCTTGGCATTTCCTTAAAAGTTCGTTTTTCACTGTCCTTTCAACCTCCTTTCTTGTTCGTTCTACGTACATTATAGTACGCTGTACGTCTTTTGTCAACATTGCTTTTCCGTTCAACGTACTTTTATATTGACTTACGTTTTGTTCAGTGATATGCTTTAGTAAGAAGGGAGGGATGAACCAATGACACAGGGCGAACGTGTCCGGGAAATCCGGAAATCTTTGAAGCTGACGCTTGAAAAGTTCGGTGTGAAGTTAGGCGTGAAAAAAAGTGCGATCTCTGATATTGAATCAGGTCGCAACACTTTAACCGAACAAATGGCGGTTTCCATCTGCCGGGAATATAACGTGAATTATGATTATCTTATAAGCGGTGAAGGGGAAATGTTCGACACGCTGCCGCAGACGATCCTGGAAGAACTCTGCAAGCAGTACGATCTGGACGGCTTCGACAAAATCCTACTGGAAATGTATCTGGAAATGACCGGGACGCAGCGGGAAGCTTTGAAGAAAAAGATCCGTGAAATGCTTCATAAGGTCGGAAGATTGGATGAAACTGAAAAAAGCGGAAGCCCTTAAAGGCTCCCGCCGACGTTACTTTGCATATATGTATACATATTTCGCAAAGTCATAGATCCGCTTCAGCTTTTGCTGTGACGTGATCTTATCCAGCAGCGCGTCAATTTTCTTTCTGATATCCATTTTCATCACTCCCTTTCTGCGTCGCATTATACCGCAGATCCCGGACGTGTTGAAGCGTTCCGGTACGGTTTCCCGATTTCGGGAAATCTGCCGCAGGAATGACGCCTGCTGCCGTTGATCTGGTATACTACTTGTATTCAGATTCGTATAGTTTACTTATTGTTGTACCAAGTGCGGACGCGATCGCTTCCAACTGCCGCAGTGTCGGCGATACCAAGCCATTTTCGATATTGTTCAAAGTGGTCTTTCCTATCCCGGTTAATGCTTCCAGTTGCTTTAGCGTCAAATGTTTTTCTGTCCGCGCTTGCCATGTTAAAACTTCCATGCCTATGTCCTCCTGATATAGACATGGTAACGACCCAAAAGGAAAGAGGTTAAAGAAATGGCTTTATTTAAAGGGAAGGCAAAAGAAGAAAAGAAGTCGCAAAAGCGCGCGTCGAAGAAACCCATTTATAAAAGATTGTGGTTTTGGATTATTGTTATACTCGTTGTGTTCGCAGCTTTAGGCAGTTCAGGCGATAAAAATGAGGAACCAACCAGCACTTCGGACAAGGCAACTACTTCCGAAACTGTTTCATCTACCGAATCATCGGACGACGCATCCGCTGAATCCGCTCTCGATTTCGACGTCACATTCTACGAAACTTTTAAAAACGACACGACGGGCAAATGGAGGAAAGCGCTTGTTTCTACAAATGAGGAAATTCAGGAATATGCGCTCGACTATTATCAGGAATACTTCAAATCTGACGATGAGGTTCATGTGATTTATAACTTCGATCTGAATACTGTAAACTGTTTAACCGTAAATGGCGACACATTATTCATTAGCATAACCGATTATGTCAAAGGTGAAGAACATGACGCCAAGGAAGCCTGCGGCGGAACGCACTTAGGTGATTACCAGATTTCCATTGAATCCGGGGATATTACATATAATTCTTTCGATGAATAAAAAAGAAAAGAGGGCAGCCCTCGCAAGGCTGTCCCCTTCTCGCACTATCTATGCAGCCACGGCTTACGTGAATACAAAGAATAGCAGCTTCGCAACCTCTATTCTATCACAAAGCCGTGCTGCTGCATAGCTTTATTTTTTATACATTTTTTTAGAATGGGGGCGAATTTATGGCATTTTATACACAGTCCTGTCCGGAACTGTACGGAATGCGCGTTGCGAAATACATCCGTTGCAGCCATGACGACCAGGTGGCGCACGGCGACACGTTGGAAGCCCAGAATGAAATACTGGATGATTTTGTTGTAAAAAACCATTTGATCCTTGTAGACACGTTTGTGGATGAAGCCCTGACCGCCCGGAAGAAATATACGAAACGGAAGGAATTTGTCCGGCTTCTGGACGGCGTGAAGCGCCACGACTTCGATCTGATTATCTTCACGAAACTTGACCGATGGTTCCGCAATATCGGGGACTATCATCGGATTCAGGAAATACTGGAAGCAAACGGCGTTCAATGGAAAGCCGTCACGGAATCATATGACACGACCACGACGAACGGGCGGCTTCACATTAACATCCGTCTTTCCGTCGCACAGGATGAATGTGACCGGGACAGCGACCGTATAAAGGATGTCTTTGAATATAAACTAAAAAATAAAACATACCTGTCGGGCAGCCTTCCGCGCGGGCTGAAGCTGGATCCGGAAAAGCATGTGATTATTGATCCGGAATGGAAGCAGTTTGCGCTGGATCTGTTCGACCACTTTGAAGCGACCAATAGCAAGCGCGGGACGCTCATGTACTTAAAAGAGAAATACCAGCTTCCCCGTCTCTGCCATGATACCATCGTCCGCAGCCTTCGGAATACTCTGTATAAAGGGGAATACCGTGGAATCAAAGATTTCTGTCCGGCTCTCATTGATCCGGAACGCTTTGACCGGATTCAGATTCTTGCGAAGCGTGATGTCAGGAATAGCCGGACGCGAACATATATCTTCAATGGGCTTCTGATCTGTTCGGACTGCGGGCATAACATGACGTGTCAAACCACCGTCCGGAAACGTGCCGACGGAAAGAAATGTGAGTATCGCGCATACCGTTGTAATCAGCATTATTCTATGCACTGCTGCGACCGTAATAAATCATACCGGGAAGAACTGATTGAGGAAAATATGCTTGCAAATATCCGTCCTGCGCTTGCGGACTATATCGCAGAATATGAGGTTGACGGGGAATGTCCGCAAACGAAGGATCCCGCAGCGGAAGCGAACCGGATCCGGGCGAAACTGAAAAAGCTATATGAATTGTTCCTTGATGATCTGATTGACAAGGATATGTACAAAAAGGAATATGAACAGCTTCAGGCACAACTTCAGGAAGCCAATGCAGCCGCAGCCGTCCCACATAAGGACGTGAATGCTTTGAAGGAATTTCTTTCGCAGGAATGGGAAGACGTGTATAAGACGTTCAGCTATGAAGAAAAGGCGGCGTTCTGGAAGTCTTTCGTCCAGTCCATAACCCTTCACGAAGACGGTAAAATGGACATTGTTTTTTTATGATGTCCGTTTTACTAAGTCCGCATTGCCCGTCGGCTCGTCGGCCAGCACAATAGCCGGTTTGGTAATCAGAGCGCGTGCGATAGCCACACGCTGCTGCTGTCCGCCGGAAAGATTGTTCGGCATGTTTTTCAGTTTATCTTCCAGCCCCAGTAGATGAACGATCTCGTCCAAAAACTTCTGATCCACCGTGTCCCCGTCCAGCTCCACCGGCAGGACGATGTTCTCATACACATTCAGAATAGGAACAAGGTTATAGTTCTGGAAGATAAAGCCGATGTTGCGGCGGCGAAAGATGGTAAGCTGTTCATCGTTCTTCTTTGCCAGTTCTTCGCCCCGGACGATCACGGTTCCGCTGGTGGGAGTGTCCAGCCCGCCCATCATGTGAAGCAGGGTGGACTTGCCGCTGCCGGATGTTCCCACAACGGCCACAAACTCGCCGTCCTCCACGGAGAAGTTCACACCGTCAAGGGCGCGGGTAATGTTCGGCTCTGTGCCGTAATACTTTTTCAGATCAATCGCCTGTAAAACGCTCATACTCAAAACTCCTTTTAAGGCTTTCTGCCTGTTGATAAGGCTATTGTAAAACCCAAATGTCCGCGAAATGTTACAGCGGCCAAAAAATTTCATTGAAAATCGGGGGTGAAATGCTACAACGCTCGGACATTTCAAAATTATTATTCAACTACCCTTAATCGAGCTACAATACTTGTTTTTCTAAAATAGCGAAACGAAACATGAGGAACTATAATCGCCACAACGCAAATAACAATTCCCTCTAATATCAACGGGAAAATCGTAGGCTGTATTGTAAACAGCCATAAGTCAGGTTGATTAAAGAAAGTAGGAAGAATTGTATTTGCAACAATAAGAGAGAGAGGTAAACCCATTACACAAATCAGAAATGCGTAAAACAATCCCTCCAATACGGTCAATTTGTTAATTTGTTTTTTCGTCATTCCGATGCTCTCTAATGTAGCAAATTCCCGTTGCCGGTTTATAATGCCCGTTATAATGATGTTGGAAAAATTCACAAGCCCGATACTTCCTAATAGAAACCCAATAAGGCCACCTATGATAAAAATAGTTTGTTTTAATCCATTCATAGTTTGTGCCAATGTTTCAGACGATGCGTATTCAACGGTAGGCAAAGAATTGATGTACTCGGTCGCTGGCAAAAAGTGTTCTTTTTCCACATCAAACACATAACTCATTATGGCTGGATTGTTATACAATTCCACAAACATCTCATTACTCATATAGAAAATAGGACAATCGCCGCCAACATCAGTGTAGCCAACATTCTTACCCGGAGATTCTACCAATGAAAAATCAACCACTGCACGCGCAATTACCGAAACCGTTTTATAAGGCAATCCATCTTTGTAAATGGTAACTTCCTGATTGAGCGGACAAAGAAATTCAGGAGATTCATTTGGGTTGATCGCTGAAATTTCTATAACATAGTTTCCACTTTCCAAATATGAGGTTAGTTGCTGTATATCTGTTTCTCCCTCAATGAAATTCAATTTAGGAAGTATTGATTTTTCTACCCCGTAAATATTGCAAAGAGGTCGATAATCAACACCGAGTTTTACTGGATAAGTTCTGCCATCAACCATACCACTTCGTATAAGGTGATTATCTTCTGTGTATTCGTCTAATACTTCCGTGACCAAACTACCATAATCATAAGTAACACTGACATCATCCAAAGTGTTTTTATAAATTCGACTTCCGTTCAGCACAGGAATATTATTTTCAATATCAGATATGATTTCATTACTAACAGAATCATCTTTAAATCGAAAACCTTGCACATTAGAAAATGTGTTTGGGCTTGCCACAACAAAATCAAATGAGGTAACAGAAGATACATATTTTTTAACATCAACACTATTTCCGATTGCGATTGCACTGTTTAGGAGAATAATGCAGAGTATCATGGATAAGACGATAAATATGGTACGCTTTGAATTTCTTCTTAAATTTCTCCATGCCATTTCTGTTATTCTATTCTTAAACGAAAGACGATTCTTGTTGGCACTATGATAATTGTCTTTTTCATAGTATCTAGTTGCCTCAATGGGCGAAATCGTAGCTGCAATTTTGAATGGTTTCTTTATACTCACCCAAACAGTAATCGCACTAAATATCCCGGCAACGACAAAAATAATAGGATTAAAACTCAAGTTCACAGAAAGATTGTGATACTCGCCTTTCATAAAATTAAGAATCCACGGAAGCATAAGTATTCCTACTATATATCCTAAAATCAACCCAATAGATATAGCAATTATAGACAGCCAAAATGCTTGCTTATAAACAATTCGCTTGATTTGCTTCTCCGTTGTTCCGATTGTTCTTAATAAGCCATATTTCTTTATTTCTTGAACAACAGAAATCTCAAAAATATTGCGAATGAGCAAATAGCCCGTTATTACAAAAATCATAATAAAAAACAGGGCTGCTATTATGGCAATCCAATTTACAGATGTACCAGTGGACGGGCTGGTTCCCCTAATTTGCAAAATAGTTGTCTGTATAGACTGGATCGCTCCAACACATAAAGTCGTTACAGAAGTAAAAAGCATTGATGTTAAAACGATTGCTATTACAGCAACAATATTTCGTAATTTGTTGGCTTTGAAGCTTCTTTGCGCCAGCTTCTTTGTAATGGCGCTGGTGTCATTTTCAAAAGGCCATGTCATAGTTGTATCACCTCCATATTTGATAAGGGTATTGTAAAACCTAAATGTCCGCGAAATGTTACAGCGGCCAAAAAATTTCATTGAAAATCGAGGTGAAATGTTACAACGCTCGGACATTTCAAAAAAATTTACGGCGGGCAGCCGGAAATGGCCGTCCGCCGCGTTCTATTTTGTCGGCAGCATAATGGAAAATTCTGAACCCTTGCCCGGCTCCGAAACCACTTTGATATAGCCGCCTTGCCGCGTTACGATCTCGCGGGCCAGATACAGGCCAATGCCCACGCCCTGCTGTTCGTGTACTTCTTCCTCACGATAGAAGCGCCGGAAGATGGCAGCCTGATTGCTTTCGGAAATGCCCTTGCCGGTGTCGGTCACTTTGACCTCCACATACATTTCCCACAGCACCACTGACACGGCGATTTTCCCGCCTGCCGGGGTGTACTTCACTGCATTGTCCAGCAGGTTAAAGAGGGCTTCGGATGTCCACTTGCTGTCATGGAAAACGGTCAAATCCTCCGGGCAGTCCACGGACACAGCGATTTCCTTTTTCTCCGCTGCATACACAATCCCACTCATGGCCTGCGCCACGGTATCAAAGAGGCGACCCGGTTTCTTATCCAACTGGATCACGCCCGTTTCCAGCCGTGAGGTTTTCACAAGGGCCTGAAAGAGAAAGTCCAGCTTATCCGTCTGGCTGCGGATTCCCCGGATAAAGTCGGTGCGCTCCGCCTCGGTCATGGGCTTTTCCAGCAGGGTGTCCGTCGCCATTTTCAGATTGCTTACCGGCGTTTTCACCTGATGGGAAATATCCGATACAAGGGTCTGTAACTCCTGCCGTTCCTCGTCCACCCGGCGGCGGTTCTCCTGCATGATCTGGTAAAGCCTTGCCAGCCGGTGTCCGATTCTGGCAAGCTGGGTTTCGCTGTCCTCTGGCCGCTGGGGCGCTTCATTCCCGGCGATCATGTGGTCTAAGGTCTGGCACAGGTCAGCGGTAAACTGCGACAGCCGCTTTCCAAACGCCTGCGTCAGTACAAAAATCCCCACAAGGGCGCACAGCAGCAGCGTCCCGCCTGTCAGCAGCACCGCAATCTGTTTTGTCACAAGAAACAGGGCTATGGTGATCCCGGACATGGAGAGGGCAAGCCCCATTGCCACCCGGCTAAACAGCCGCTTTACCGAGAGATTTTGAAACTTCATTTTGCCTCACCTCCCGTCCATTGATAGCCCATGCCGTAAACGGTCTTGATGTAGGGCGCGCCGCCGTCGGATTCAATCTTGCTGCGAATCCGGCTGATGGAGGTTGTCAGGGTGTGTTCGTCTACAAACCGCTCGTCTATATCCCACAGCCTTTCCAAAAGCTGCCCACGGGTCAGCACTTGCCGGGGATTTTTGCGGAACAGGTTCAGCATTTTGTACTCCATCGGGGATAGGGTCAGGGGCTTGCCGTTTAGGGAAGCCGTCTGCTCCGAGAAGTCCAGAAACAGCCGCCCGTCGTCGTAAATGTCCTTAGCCGGTTTGTGGTGTTCCAGCATGGCGAACATGGCTTTGATTTTCCGCTGCAAGGCCCCGATCACAAAGGGCTTTGTGATGTAGTCCACCGCGCCCACCTCATAACCCCGTATCTGGTCGCTCTCCTGATCGTTGGCAGTCAGGAAAATCACGATGGTGTCCGGGTGCTGGGGCTTTATCAGCTTGCACAGCTCAAAACCGTTGCCGTCCGGCAGGTTGATGTCCAGCAGCACCAGATCAAATTCCCGCTGGCGGATGGCGTCGGCTGCGGTTCTGGCATTTAGTGCAGAAGTCACGCCGTAGCCGTCTGCGGTCAGGTTATAGTCTAACATCTTATTCAAAAAACTGTCGTCCTCGACAATTAAAATCTGCTTCATATCCTCACTTCCTTTGCTTTTTGCAGATAGTATAACAGGCAAATGTCCGTGAAATGTTACAGCGGACGGATTTTTTCAAAAAATCTATCAGCAAAATATAGCTCTATTAAAAAGCAGCACCAAAGAAGATATTTTCATATTCCTCCCAGTGCTGTTTATATATTATTTTAGCTTATCCTTATTATCTTCTTGTTTCTTTTTATCCCGATATTTCCGTATGAGTTTATTGCGGATAGGAACGCCAACACCAATCAAAAGCACAACTGCCAAAATTGTGAAATCCATACAATCACCTCACATTTCCTTATTCTTCATAACCCGAATGGACAAGAAGATTGAAACCGCATACATCACGACAATAGCAAAAACCGCAAGCAAAACGAGAAGTATCGGAGAAGATTCAACGACTGAAATAATTGAGTTCCCGATAGCTGGCATTTTAGAGAGAAGAAGTAAAGTCACCAAAAAACCGGCCACTGGAATATACATAAATACCCGTCCTTTGATTGAACCGTACTTGTAATATCCCGGAATCTGGAACACAGTATAGAGTGCAAATAAGAATACTCCTGCAATAGCGGCGGTCACAATGTCAAATGCGCCAACTGATGAAAACACACATTTTGATTGTCACAGGCTTTTTTTAAAATCTCTCCATATGAATTATCATATACATAGTTAAAGTTTTTAATCAGCCTCTTTCTCCACTTCTTACCATATACAAAATATCGTAATACTTCTTTACTATTATTAAGTTCCACAAAAATGCCCGGAATATATTTTCCGTCATGAATCAATTTCTTAATCTGTTCATCGGTATACTTATTTGCTTTTTTTCGTATTAAAAAAAGAGATGTCATAAGTACCAAAATCAAAACCCCTAGTGTAACAAGCCACCATAAATTTTGTATTGTATCACTAAAATTACTAAGTAAATCAATTATCATTGAAAAAGATACACCTTCTGTACACTCATTTTCCATTGCAGAAGTCATACTTTGAGTTGATATAAGATCCTGTTCTTTCTCGTTTTCTATTATAGTTTTCCCTTCGGATGCCCCAACTACTTCTTCAGTCTCCTGCTCCTCAACATTCTTCTTTTGTATTGTTGCTTGTTCCTGTTTTCCTTCTATATTTGCAGCTTCTGATATTGGAGAAAAACCTATAACGAGCA